CTTACATCAACTCCACCACCTTTATCTCCATATTCATCAGTAAACCATCTATCTCCTTCAGCGTCAACAAAAGTATTTTCACCATCTAATCCATCACTCATGAAACCAAATGGAGCCATATCCTGCTCTATCTGATTCTTTTGCTCATCATATAATCTCTTTCTAACATCTTGGTCTGTTAATTCTTTAAAGTAATCCTGAGCAACTAACCAAGCATATATTACAAGACACATTGCAAGGTCATCATTACATCCTTCTTCTGCTTCAAATGAATTATGTTTCTGAATGAATGTAGTTAATTCACTTAATATTTCATAATCATTGAATACTAATTTATCTGATTCAATAATAGTCTTTAAGTTAAGAGCACCAACCTTCTTTACAGTCTTGGACATCTTAACTCCTAATTGAGTCTTCTTACCAGAAAAACCCTGTCCTACAACTTGACCTGCTCTACCTCTCATAGAACATTGAAGTAAATTAGTATATTCCATATCATAATT